AGGTATGGCAACACCCATGCTCGGAGAAATAGTTAATATTAGGGAGGCTAAACAATGAGCCATTTAAGCAACATACTCAGCTTTCACAATGTAATTGATAAATACAAATACGCTGAGAAAAACACTACAAAAAAAGAAGATAAAAACGGCTATATTAACTATCACTTTAGCGATGGCGGTCAATACGGAATATGTTGGGAGGGCGAAATGATAAAAAACGAAGTTAGAGAGTGGGATGCCAAATAAAAGAAAGTGCAAATATTGTGGCAAATACGGCAAAGAACATATAGTTTTGCCTGTTGGCGCTTTCTGTAACCGCGAACACGCTATTCTATTTGCACAGTCGAAACAACAACAAGACAAGGTCAAAAAAGCCCAGAAACGCGCAGAGAGGCGCGAACTAGCCAAGCGCAAAAAGACACTACGCACTAGAACATGGTACGTCAAACAGGCACAGAGCGCCTTTAACGCCTACATACGCGAAAGAGACAAAGGCCAGCCATGTATCTCATGTGATACAACAGATCCAAATCTGCAATATCACGCAGGGCATTACAAAACCACAAAGGCACATCCAGAGCTGAGGTTTAATGTAGACAATTGCCACCTGCAATGCTCACAGTGTAACAATCATCTGTCAGGCAACATCATCGAATACCGCAAGCGCCTACTCAAAAAAATAGGCCAAAAGCGTCTAGATTGGATTGAAGGCTATCACGAGCCTGTAAAATACAGCATCGAAAAACTCATAGAGATAAAAGAATATTATAATAAGTTACGAAAAAGGTTGACACGCACCGAGAAAATAGTTTAATATGCTCTTATTCAATAAGGAGATAGCAAATGAGTAACACAATCAGAGAACTATTAAAATTAGATGACAATCCACAAATTAAGGACTTGAGGCCAATGCTAATAGACCATGAAATAATAAAATTATTTGATAGTGTATTATCTACCATCGGGAATGGGTTTGTCAGCATGGATCAAAACAATGCACTAATAGACCTTGCCGACATGAATCAAGATACAGAGCAAGATGTAATCGAGTTGCTAATAGGCGACATACTATGTAACGCAAGGCGATCATATATTCAATATTCAGCAATTTAAGGAGAAAACGATGAGCATATCCAAGATACTAGAAACCTATAAACCATTCAGAATGGATTACACCACTAACCGAGGCATTAAAAAGACTGTACATGGCGTTATTGTTGAGCCATCAGGAACTATGTTGATTGGTGAGAATCGTCATTTTATGTCGATTAGTGGCGATGAACTTATCAAGGCTAATGATAAATTAGGCAGAAAAATAGGAACAATTACAGATTTTAAATTGCTATAATATCAACCGACTGCATTTAGCAGTCAATTAACTATCCTAGTTGATGATTACTTGCCTCTACTTTGTAGGGGCTTTTTTTATGGTATAATAACAATATCCAGTGGAATACATTAATCGGTGATTATGAAACATTACAACCATGAAATCAGGCAAACGTCTGATCTAATCCCATACGTCAACAATTCGCGCACTCATTCCGAGGCACAAGTAAAACAAATCGCAGCAAGCATAAAAGAGTTTGGATTTACTAACCCAATCCTGATAGACAGCAGTAACGGCATCATTGCAGGGCATGGGCGGCTATTGGCGGCTGATTTGCTCAAACTCGATGAGTTGCCTTGCATTGTTCTAGATGGCCTTACAGACGCGCAGAAAAAGGCGCTCGTAATAGCGGATAACCAGTTAGCCCTAAACGCTGATTGGGACATTGACGCGCTGAAGTTAGAAGTTGAAACGCTATCAGAGATGGATTTTGATTTAGACTTGTTGGGCTTTGATGATGACTTTTTAGATGGACTTCTAGACGACCAGACCCCTGAAGGGCTAACCGATGAGGATGATGTTCCTGAAGTACCCGAAACACCTAAAACAGTCGAGGGAGATATATGGATACTCGGCAACCACAGGCTCATGTGCGGTGACTCCACAAGCATTGACGCAGTAGAAAAGTTAATGGATGGGACTTATCCAGATTTGATACATACTGATCCACCTTACGGCATGAGTGCTGTGTCAAACTCAGGCGTTTTATCAAAAAACTATAGCGCAGATATAATCGGAGATGATTCCACAGATATTGCAAAAGATTGTTTTAATTTAATATATAAGATGTATCCAGAAGCAAAGCAGATATGGTGGGGCGCAAATTATTATTGCTCGGCTCTTCCAGATAGCGAATGTTGGCTTGTTTGGGATAAAAACAACGGACAAAGCGATCAAACGGACTGCGAACTGGCGTGGGCAAATTTTAGAAGTGTTGTTAGGCAATTTACGCAAGCAAGTGAAAAAACAAACAGAGTACATCCAACTCAAAAGCCAGTTTCTTTAATGGAGTGGATAATAAAACGATTCAAAATTACAGCCACCACGATCGCTGATTATTTTGGTGGTTCAGGTACTACTCTGATTGCATCAGAAAAGCATGGCGTAAAGTGCTACATGATGGAATTAGATCCTAAATACTGCGATGTCATTATGAACCGATGGCAAGACTACACTGGCAAGAAAGCCACTCACGCTGATACAGGAGTAGAGTTTGATGGCTAAAAACAAAGGCGGCAGACCAAAATACGAAATTGATTACAAAACACTACTTGGGCTGTGTAAATTGCAATGCACTGGCGAGGAATGCGCCGCTGTCCTTGAGGTTGATTACGACACTTTGAATAACAGATTAAAGGAAGATGGGGAAGGCGGTTTTTCGGACTTCTTTAAAAAACATAGTGCAGGTGGTCGCGCATCGCTAAGGCGCAGACAGTTTAAAGCGGCAGATGATGGCAATGTCACTATGCTAATTTGGTTGGGCAAGCAGTACTTGGGCCAGACTGACAGAATGGAACAAAAGCAGGATGAAGATGCTTTGCCCATCGAGGTTAATTTCAACGTAAACGCGCCACTTGAAGATTAGTTACAGTCAAAACATTTTCCTCAACGGACTAGATACACGATTCAGGGCATTTGTGGGCGGTTACGGCTCTGGTAAAACTTTTGTAGGGTGTTTGGATTTGGGCATAGCCGCATTGCGCTCACCTAAGATTGTACAGGGCTATTTCGGCACAACCTACCCATCTATCAAGGATATATTTTATCCTACGGTTGAGGAGGCCCTACACCCGATGGGGATAGACTGTTTAGTAAAACTAGCAGACAAAGAAGTCACCTTAATGCGAGGCAACCGCTACATCGGCACAGTAATATGTCGCTCGATGGATAACCCTAATTCTATCGTTGGTTTCAAGATTGCAAGGGCGCTAGTCGATGAAATAGACACACTCAACAAAATAAAAGCCAAACAAGCATGGAACAGAATCATCGCAAGACTCAGATTGCAGGTCGATGGAGTTACCAACAGCATTGGCGTTACCACAACACCAGAGGGCTTTAATTTCGTCTATGACCGATTCCACAAAAACGCCACCGAAAGCTATTCAATGGTCAGAGCATCCACCTACGAAAATAAAGAGCATTTGCCGGATGGGTATATTGAGTCACTAATCGACTCTTACCCAGAGCAACTAATATCAGCTTACATCAAAGGTGAGTTTGTTAATTTAACTTCTGGTACGGTTTATAATAACTTCGACCGAGTGGCAAACAATACTAATGTCACATGGGACGGTAAAGAGCCAGTCTATATCGGAATGGATTTTAACGTGGGCAAAATGGCGGCCGTGACTCATGTTAAAAGGGGAGGCAATCCATACGCAGTGGATGAAATAATTGACGCATACGATACGCCAGCTATTATTAGAATAATTCAGGACAGATATAGAGACTGCACAGTTAGAATTTATCCAGATGCATCAGGCGGTTCACGCAAATCTGTCAATGCAAGCCATACAGACCTAAGTATGTTACAATCAGCAGGGTTTAGAGTGATCACAAACAAAAAAAATCCTTTCGTAAAAGACAGGGTTAATGCCATGAATAATATGTTCAAAAGTTCAACAGGCGAGATTAAATACAGGGTCAACGTGGAAAAATGCCCGACATATGCTGATTGTTTAGAGCAACAAATATGGAAAAATGGCGAACCAGACAAAAGCAGTGACAATGATCACCCAAACGATGCAGGAGGATATTTCATAGCTATGGATTATCCGATAATTAAGCCAGTGGCTAAATACTCTGTGAGTTTTGCTAAATAGGACAGAAAAAATGCCAGTAAGTGACAAGCATCCATATTACATCAAGTGCCAACCAAAATGGTCTTTAGTTCGAGATTGTTGCGAAGGTTCGCAAGCAGTTAAGCAGGCCAGAAACAACACAAGCAATGTTAGTGGCACACTAGAGTCTCAGCAAGGCTCTTTATATCTACCGCCACCAAACCCAACAGACAACAGCCAAGAAAACAAACATAGATACAGGGCTTATGTAACGAGAGCTAATTTTGTTAATTTTACAGACTCAACAAAACAAGCATTTGTCGGGATGGTGTTTAGCAAAAATCCCATTATAGAATTGCCACAGCAAATTGCCGGAATGATTGAAGATGTAAACGGCAACGGTGAAAGTGTCGAATCTACAGCCAAGCGCACACTTGATGAGCAATTAAAATGCGGCAGACAAGGCTTGTTAGTAGATTACCCAGAAGTGCAAATGGGCCTGACATTGGCGCAAACCGCACAAATAAATCCGTTTTTCAAATTTTATCAATCAGAAGATGTTATAAACTGGAAAACTAAAGTATATAACGGAAAAATAATGATGTGCATGGTAGTCCTGAAAGAGTGCCACGAAGAACCCATCGACCAGTTCAGCTCAGAAAAAAAAGACAGGTACAGAGTACTGATGCTTAATGAGGATGGTTACTATATACAAAGGCTCTACAATGAGGATGATGAGCTGCTCATTATTGACGAAGAAGGCAACACAGATATTTATCCACGCAAAGCCGATGGCTCATTATGGACAGAAATACCATTTATATTTATTGGCGCTATAAATAACGACTCAGAGCCAGATAAAGCGCCACTATATGACATTGCAGAGGTAAACATCGCGCACTATAGAAACAGCGCAGATTATGAGGAATCATGCTTTTTAGTTGGTCAGCCAACGCCAGTTGTTGCAGGATTAACGCAAGGATGGGTAGATGATAATTTCAAAAACGGCCTTGAGATAGGTTCTCGTGCCGTTATACCGCTACCCGAAGGCGGCAGTGCCACATTGTTGCAGGCATCACCGAATCAAATGCCAGAACAAGGCATGATTAACAAAGAAAAGCAGATGATACAAATAGGCGCAAAAATAATAACCGACTCTGGACAAGCAGAAACGGCTGAGGCGGCTAAAATACGCTTTGCAGGCCAGAACTCGAAACTGGCAACAATAGTAAGCAACATCGAGGACGCATATAAAACCGCTTTTCAGTGGGCTTTAATGTTCAGCGGTGGGGATGGTGATATTGTATTCACATTAAACCGTGAATTTTATGATAAGGCGGTCGATCCTCAGTTAATCATGGCAAAAATACAATTGCTCGACAGGCAAGTAATATCAACTGCTGATATGCGTAGCTATATGCGCGATGCAAATATCATAGCATCTGATAGAACAGATGAAGATATTGACGATGATTTGAGAGAAGTTAGCCCATTCGCATGAGCATTGCAGACTCATATATCAGGCGACAAGTGTTAAATTTACGCTTTGCTAATGCATTAATGGCGCAGTATAAAAAGTCGTTGAATAATATGTATGTAGCCGTATCCAGAAGATTGGCAGAGCAGCCTGAAAACCAGAGATATTTAGCAATAAGGGCTGATTTGCAAGCCCTTATATCAAATGATTTGTCAGAATTAACACAAAAAATGTCAGACGACATGATTGATTTTGCTATTGATGAATCTGAATTTATTGCTGAAGTAGTAAACGCAAATTCTAAAGTTGCACTCAGGGCAACCGATGAGCAGACAATAACTAGCGCATTGCAGCTAAATAGAATGGATATAACTGTAGGCACAAGCACAATGACTATGGCTGACGCATTGCAAACGTTCTCAGAAAGCCAATACAAGCAAATACTAACTGTTATAGGTGATGGAGTTCTGCTTGGCGATACCATGCAGGATATTGCTAAAAAGGTCGCTAAATACTCTAATGGCAGACCTAAAGCGCAAGTTGAGTCTATCACGCGCACATTGGTAAATTATTCTAGCAATCAAGCGAGGAAAACATTTGCCGTTGAAAATAGAGCCATAATGGACGCAGAGGAATGGGTCGCTGTTTTAGACACTAGAACGTCATTGATTTGTGCAGGTCGAGATGGCAGGACATACCCAGTTGGCAGTGGCCCTTACCCACCAGCGCACTACAATTGCAGGAGCGTGAGAATACCAGTGCTTAAATCTGACTTTGCGGAAGTTGGTCAAAAAACAGACAGAGAGGATTTTGATACGTGGCTCAGAGGACAATCTGAAGAATTCCAAGACGAATACTTTAGCCAGTTTCCAGACGGATTGGAAAAGGCCAAGCTATTCCGCGATGGAGGTTTAGACATACAAATATTTCGTGATGAAATAGGCAAAGAATACACTCTCGAGCAATTGAGAGCGTTAAACCCTGTTGCGTTTGTTAAGGCAGGGTTACAAACATCGCCAATAGGCGGTTAATTTAGTTAGTGACTGAGGATAAACAAATGACAGAAGAAGTCGATAGTGTCGAAACAACAGACCAAAACACACCACCAATTGATGAATTACAGGCTCAACTCGCAGACTCTTTATCGCAGAATGACGCCATGCGAAACAAGATGAATGAGTTGCTAGGCGAAACAAAAAAAGCAAAGCGACAAAAGGCAGAAGCAGAAGAAGCGGCCCGACTAGAGATAGAGCAAAAAGCAAAAAAACAGGGCGACTACGAGCAACTATTTAACTCAAGCCAAGAAAAGGTCGAAAGCCTAACAAGTGAATTAACAGGCTTGCGCGATTCTATAGCAAAAGAGAAAGAAAATAGCACTGCGCTAATTGTCGCAAGCGAGTTAGCCGATGGCGCAAATGCTGAGATATTATCTGACTATATTGCTCGCAGATTGAAATATACCGATGAAGGTATTAAAATATTAGATAGTAACGGTGGTTTAACGGTGTCAACTATCGAACAGTTAAAGCAAGAGTTCTCAACAAACGAACGTTTCAAATCGTTGTTAAGAGGCTCTCAAGCTAATGGTGGCGGTGCTACAGGCGGTTCGGGTTCAAGCGGCTCAACCGAAAAACTTATAACACGCGATGACTTTGATAAACTAGATCCTGTAAAACGGATGAAATTTGTCAAAGATGGCGGCAATATTATTAATTAATGAGGGACATCCACTATGGCAAACACTCTTAACAATTTAACACCAGACATTTATGAGGCGCTCGATACAGTTTCTCGTGAATTAGTTGGCTTTATTCCATCTGTTACACTTGATTCAGGCGTAGAACGTGCCGCTGTAGGTCAAATTGTACGCTCACCAGTAACACCTGCGGCTGTTGCAAGCGATATTGCTCCAGCAGTAACGCCACCTGATGATGGTGATCAGACTATCGGCAACGAAAGCATGACCATTACAAAATCAAGACGTGTACCAATTCGCTACAATGGTGAAGAACAGCGCGGATTAAATTCTGGTGCAGGCTATCGTAACATCTTGCAAGATCAGTTCGCGCAAGCTATGCGTACGCTAGTAAACGAAATGGAGCTAGATCTAGGCTCACTGCATACTACAACATCACGCGCATACGGCAGTGCAGGCACTACGCCATTTGCATCTGATTTGTCAGATACAGCGCAAGTACGTAAAATCCTATCTGACAATGGCGCACCTTTGAGTGATTTGCAGCTAGTTATTGACAGCAGCGCTGGCGCACGTATGCGTACACTCACACAGCTATCAAAAGCTAATGAGGCAGGTGATGCGTCATTGCTACGTCAAGGCGTATTGCTAGACGTGCATGATTTCTCAATCCGTGAATCCGCACAAGTAGTAACTAGCGCAGCAGGCGCAGGCACAGGCTATTTAATTGATGGTACACCGTCAGTCGGTGACACAGTAATTCCTGTTGATACTGGTAGCGGTGGCATTGCGGCAGGTGACATTATCACTATTGCAGGCGATACTAATAAATATGTTGTGACTTCAGCGCTCAATAGTGGAAACATCACTATTGGTGGCGAAGGCTTGTTAGTAGCGCCATCAAACAACGCAGCCATCACTGTGTTAGGCGCATCAGCACGTAACATGGCATTTAGTCGTTCTGCGATTGTATTAGCTACACGCGCACCTGTACGACCAGAGGAAGGCGATCAGGCTGAAGATGTGACTATTGTTACAGACCCACGTTCTGGCATTTCGTTTGAGGTTGCTCTTTATAAGCAATACAGACAAGTTCAGTACGAAGTGTCAGCTGCTTGGGGTGTTAAAAACTTCAAATCAGCGCACACAGCACTGCTGTTAGGTTAATAAACTGGGGATTGCCTCACAGATTTTGTGGGGCAGTCTTTGAGGGTTTAAAAATGAACTTAAAAACAATCAAAATCGTACAGGGTGACTCGTATATAGTAATTAACGAAAGTGATTATGATGATAAACGCCATGAAGTATGGAAAGAAAAAGCCGAACCGAAAGCCAAGCAAAAAGCCAAGCCGAAAGCGGTAAAAAAGCAAGTTAAAAAATAATTCTGTCCACATCCCAACAATACAGAATAAGCCAATTACTGCACAACATAGGACTGTCAAATGCCTTTGATTATAGAAAATGGTTCAATTATCGCAAATGCAAATAGCTATGTGACTGATGCAGAATACACAGAATACGCCACAAGCAGAGGCGACACTGTTGGCGAAACACTGCAATCTAGAGAGGCACAATTGCTCAATGCAATGGATTTTTTAGAGTCTTGCAGAGACAAGTTCAAAGGCACAAAGGTCAGCGGTGAACAGCCATTACAGTGGCCTAGATTTGACGTTTGGATTGATTCCTATCAAACAGACTCTAACAGCATACCTATAGAGCTGAAACGCGCACAGATGGAACTGGCGATACTTATTAATAATGGTGTCGAAATTACACCATCAGCAACTAATCAAAACATACAATCAGAATCTATAGGCGATTTGTCAGTTAGCTATTTTTCAGGTGGCACATACAAAACAGTACAGATGAAAAGCGTTGATCAATTTTTAGATGCTTTATTGCAAGGCTCAGGAAAGATTAGGTCAATACGGATTTAGTCATGCCAACCAGAGACACATTCAAGCGGTTATCAACAAAATTCATTGAGGAAACGTTTGCAGACTTTACCCAAACGTGGGATTTTGAAAGGCTAATAGAGCTACCAGATGAGCAAGGTGGATACACCACAAACTGGTGCAAGGTTGTTGCTGTAGAGGGATTTGTAAGCCCTATGGACGGAACACAATCTACAAAAGATGACCAATTGAACACTGACAAAATGCTCAAGTTTAGCTTTAAACATATAGATGGCATAAACGAGTCAATGCGGATTTTGTACAATGCCGAGTACTATAATATTAGATCAGTCACATCAGTAGTGGGCGTTGATATTTGGATTGATGTATTAGCCGAGAGAAGTGTGGCAACATGAGCGCAAAAGTGGAAGGTATAAGAGACTTGCTCAAAAACATGGGCAAATTCGAGCGCAAAGTGCATGAGGCAACTCACAAAGGCGTATTTGATACGGCTGTACAGGTGCAACGCACAGCAATACTCAGCATAAACAAGCAATCGAAAGGCAAGCGATACGAGCGCAAAGGTGGCAAGTATCACATAGCAAGTAGAAAAGGCGAAGCGCCAAACACCGACAAAGGCCGATTAGTAGGCAGTATATTTATAAGCCATATAATGAACTCGTTGGCGGCATATGTTTATAGTGATTTAGATTATGCGGCATATTTAGAGTTAGTTAAAGATAGACCATTTTTAAGACCTGCTATACGTAAAAACAAGAAAAAATTAAAAGCCAACATTGCCAACCAGATAAAGAAGATTAAACTATGAATGAAATACTCTCATCTTTTTATCAAAGGCTACGAGCGCAAGTATCGGAAGCAGTTTATGACCACGTGCCACAAGATACAGAGGCATATCCCTACTGCGTTTTGAGAATAGTGGAAACCAATAACGATGACACCGATACAGAAAATTCGTTTTCTGCTATAATCCAAGTTACAGCTTATTCTAGGTATCGCGGATTTAGTGAATTAGCAGCCTTAGCGGATAATGTTACAGAGGCATTAAACAATTGGGAAATGCCAGACACAGCTAGTTATAAAGTCGGAACAATTAAAGAAAGATTCAGGCAATACACAACTAGCCCAGATAATTTGACGCGCTACTGCGTTCAAGAATATGTTTTTTACTATGAATCTATTTAGGAGTAAATAAGTCATGGCAGCAGGTAAAGGTTTATTAAACCGCGATATTACAATGACAATTGGCGGTCAAACATTGGTTGGCGTTGTAACTAAAGATTTTTCATTGGCTAACGCACCAATTGATGTAACAGATGATCAATCATCTGGCTTTCGTGAATTACTAGCAAAAGGCGGTTTAAAATCGCTCGACCTATCAGTTAGTGGCCCAGTTAAAGATTATGCTTTGCTCGATACATTATTTGAGTCCACTCAAATGGTTAATTGCGTTGTGGACTTGGGCGATGATGGTGGCACAACTGAGTCAAATTTAACCTTTGACGCTTTAATTAGTGAGCTAACTTTTGGCGGTGACGCTAACGAGCGCACAGAGTTCAGCGCAACATTATTATCATCAGGCGCTATTACCTACACAGCAGGCACATAGTAGATGAATTTTAGTAACTCAGTACGGACTACATTAGAGCTAAAATATGAAGATGAGGTACGTGATTTGCGGATCACGTTTGACCTCATCGACAGAGTTAGAAAGCACGTTCATTGGGAAGAATTAGCAATCGAAATGGCGAAAGCTAATCCTGTACCAGACTTAACCACAATGGCCAAGTTTGTATTTCTTAATCTATTAGAGGCTGGCTTTACGCCAGACATTGACAAGATTTACAATGAAATGTTTAGCAGTGAGGGCGGTAAGCAGGGCTATATGGCAATCGTTAGCCAGTTGATACTTGCTTATCAGCCAAGCGGCTCATCTAAAAAAAAGATTCTGACAGAACCAGCGACAGCAAAAACGCAAAAGACAGAAACTTAGTCCGAGACTTTTACGAAATACTAGTCGTAAGGACAGAAAAAGTAATCCCTTCTGAGTTCTGGAAATTAACGCCAGATGAGGCATCAATATATTTTAGATGTTTAGAAGAAAGTATCCCCGAGTCATCAGGCGCTTTGTCACACGAACAAACAAAACATTTAGAGAAACGCGCAGCACAACTACGAGCGAAAGGTCATAAAATGCTATGAGTGAAGTCGGTGAAATCAGTGTAAAAATCAGCAGCACTACAAAAGAATTTGATCAGGGCGTCAAAAAAGTAGATCGTGGCACTAAGGCCATGCAAAAGGACATCAAGAAACTTGGCAAAACGCTTGAAGAAAACGCCAATAAATTTGCTAAATGGGGATCGGCAACGGCTGGCGCTATGGCTGTCGCAGGTGCGGCAATTGTCAGCAATTCACTCAAATCTATTAAAGAACTCAAAAACCTATCTGACACAGCAGGGCTAACGGTTGAAGCGTTTCAGCGTGGCGCGTTTGCTGCTGAACAATTTGGAATTTCACAGGAAAAGTTTGGCGACATC